GAAACAGGTCAGCCGAGAAGTTAAAATGTTGGTTGACGGTAACGAGGCTTATGAGACCATCCAATCCGCGAAAGCCCATGAAGCTGTAGTGGAACTGATTAAGCAAACTTATGATGAGGATGGTGTACTACTAAGCGCCGAGGAAGCTGCTGATATGGTAGAAGAATACCTATTAGACGAAGCCCTTACGATGGCGAAGCTGAAAAAAGTACAGTCTAAATTAGCTCCACCAGTAGCTGCAGATTCTGGGACAGAAGTACCACAAGGTCAGAAGCCACAAATCAAAACAAAAACATTGACGAATACAATTGTGTCTTCGTCTAAACCATTATCCAATAAAGATCGCAGAGCAAGAGCTATTGCGGCCTTTAAAGGTGAATTAAAATAAGGTGACTTATGTCAGCAATTTACGCAAATGTAAGTAACCAGGTAGCAGCGCTAAAAGAGCTCTATACTGGTGACGACTATATGAAGGATCTAGTCTATAAAAAGAATCCTTTGCTCAGCCTCATCCCCAAGGACGAAAGCCCAAGTGGATTTGCTGGTAAATACATTCCAGTGCCTTTGGTGTATGGTACACCGCAAGGCCGATCTGCTACCTTCAGCAACGCTCAAGGTAATCAGACTGCTCCTCAAATCTCAAGCTTCTTCGTTTATCGTATTAGCAACTATCAGTTAGCTACTATCACTAACGAACTATTGGAAGCTACAAAGGATAACGCCGGAGCTTTTGTAGACGAAGCAAAGCTCGTTATGGATACTGCTTTCCGCAATATCTCAAACGACTTGGCACTCGATCTGTTCAAGTCTGGTACAGGTAGCCGTGGTCAAATCTTGACTATCAGCTCCCCTTCCACAGCAGTTGGAGCTACTGTAATCCAGTTGGCAAATATCCAAGAAGTAGTCAACTTCGAAGTTGGCATGACTCTTGTAGTATCTGCTACAGACGGAGGAACTCCTTCTTCCGATACAGTTGTTCTTACAGCAGTAAACCGTTCATCCGGCGTACTCCGTGGAACAGCTTCCGCTAACCCACTGTCTGCAAATTGGGCAGCTTCGGGTTATATGTCTGTACAAGGTGACGTGGCTTCCGGTGGATCCACTTCTACTTCTTCTTACTTAAAAGTAAGCGGATTAGGAGCATGGCTTCCTAAGGTAGCACCAGCTCCTGGAGACAGCTTCTGGAACGTAGACAGATCAGCAGATCCTACCCGTCTTGCTGGCGTTCGATATAATGGTGCAAGCCAGTCAATCGAAGAAGCCCTAATCGACGGATCCTCTCTCGTAGCCCGAGAAGGTGGACAGCCTGACATGTGCTTCATGTCATTCGCTAGTTACGCCGCTTTGGAGAAGAGTTTGGGAGCAAAAGTGCAGTATGTCGATGTCAAACACGAAGAGGCCGACATAGCGTTTGCCGGTATCCGTGTACACGCTCCATACGGTCCTATCACAGTAATTCCTGACAGAAGTTGCCCTGCTAACACGGCATACCTCTTGCAAATGGACACCTGGAAGCTCCGCTCACTCGGTAAAGCTCCTCACATTCTAACCTACGGGCTAGAAGGTTTGGAAGGATTACGAGTTGGCACAGCTGATGCATTAGAAATCAGAATCGGTTATTACGCGAATCTGGTTTGCAATGCTCCCGGTTGGAATTGCGTAATCACGCTATCTGCTTAATAGCATAGCTAACGGAGGCCCTCGGGAGAAATCCTGAGGGCTTTTGTTTTATGAGAGACAGAATCGCTAAAATTATAAGAATGGCTCGTGGAGGGCGTATTAAAGACTCCAAGCCTTTTTTGAGATATAACCCTAAAAAGCATAGTCGCACTGGTGGACTAAGCGACTCTTACCGTCAAAAGTATAACAGGGAACACGGTAGTAATTTAAAAAGACCTGTAACTGGAAAAGTCAAACCCGGATCTAAGGCCGCGAAAAGACGTAAATCTTTCTGCGCAAGAATGTCCGGAGTGTCAGGTCCTACCTCAAAAGACGGTAAACTTACTCCTAAGGGTGCTGCGCTTAAGCGTTGGAAATGCTAGACTTATTTGGTGTCTATAGTTTGATATGGCATTTATGACGCCTAGAATGCTCTAGGTTGCACCCGGACCTACTAAGCCTCCTTAGGTACGGTGAATGTGAACGGAGGCAAATAAAGGGCATTAAAATGGCTAATAGGCTTTTTAATCAATTCTCTTTCGGTTTAGAAAAAATGCGGGTAAGCTTGTTCCTAAGCTTCTCGATCGATGGTAGTGGAAATCCAGTCCTAGATGCTGCTAACAGCAAAGGTATTGAATCTATCACTAAGTTAGGCGCTGCAGGTAAATACAGAATTACCATGCAAGATGCTTACGTAAAACTTCTAATGGTGGAACAACTTCCTGTTAATCCAGTATCTGCTGCAGTACTTATGTCATTAGATAATGATGACGTGCAAAATAAAATTATTGATATACAGTTTGCAAGTCTTGTTACAGGTGCCGGAACATATTTATCTTCCGGTGAATCTCGTAAAATGGTGTTAGTACTTCGTAACAGCACTGCTCCCTAAGCTCGCCAAAGTCGTAGACGACGAAAGGGCCTAGGCAGTCCCTGGGCCCCCTTCCATAGGAGCGCGTGTGCCTGCACCATCAATACCTCAAAACCTTATTGCCCAACAAGGTAATGGACAAATTTACCTTTCTTGGGACCAAGTGGCAGGAGCCACGGGATACCCTTTACAGAGGAGTACTGACAATGTCAATTTCTCGACTATTGCCACTCTTACTGCGGCTGAGTATCTTGATCCTTCTGTCATTGTTGGCACTACGTATTACTACAGAGTAGCTTCAACTAACGGAATCCAATCATCTTTTAGTAGTTCAGTTTCAGCTGTACCTGCTCTAACCGGCGAAATGTCGTTAGGCCAAGTACGCTTATTAGCTCAGCAAAGAGCTGATAGAGTGAATAGTAACTTTGTTACAAAGGAAGAATGGAATAGCTATATCAATCAATCATATACAGAGCTTTACGACTTGCTCGTAACCCTGTATGAGGATTACTATGTAGCTCCTCCCCTCACCTTTCAAACAGACGGTTCGACTAGCCAGTATACATTGCCTAATGGTAGCAACTTTAGTGGAGCTCCTGCTTTCTATAAGCTATTAGGTGTTGACTGCGGACTAGGTGCTAATAATAACGCCTGGGTGACACTGCACAAGTTTGACTTTATTAGCAGAAATAGGTATGTTTTTCCTAACGTTACCTCTACTTTCCTCGGCGTATTTAATCTTCGTTACCGCGTAGTCGGTAATACACTATTCTTCATACCTACCCCAAGTGCTAATCAATATATCAGATTATGGTATATTCCTCGTGTAGCTACGTTGCTTAAAGATAGCGATATGTTACAGAGCATTAGCGGATGGGTGGAATATGTTATAGTTGATGCAGCTATTAAATGCTTGCAAAAAGAAGAATCTGATGTTACAGTGTTAATGGCACAAAAACAAATGCTAATTGACCGTATACAGTCTTCCGCTATGAACAGGGATGCTGGGCAACCAGATACCATTTCTGATGTTCGCACCTTTGGTGAGCGTTGGGGTGGATACGGTTCACCTAATGGCGACGGAAGCTTTGGAGGCTATTGATGTCACTGCCTATCTATAAGTCAGATGATCAAAGTCTTATGCTAATGCAGACAGCATGGGCTAGCTCTATTAATCCTATCTTGGCTTTGCCTACAAATAACGGTGTTACATTGCAAAGTGTAGTGTTAAAAGCCGGTGATAATACTATTGATCATAAGTTAGGCAGAGTGTTGCAAGGGTGGATGTTGGTTAGAGTAAGGGCAGCTGCTGTAATATATGATAAACAAGACTCTAATCAAGTAAAGAGCCGTACACTTATACTTAATAGCTCGGCTCCTGTAACTGTGGACTTATACGTGTTTTAAGAGGACTATATGCCTAATACAATTTCCCCTAATATGTCGCTGATTCTACCAACGGTAGGACAAGAGCCAGGACCTAATTGGGCATTAGATTTAAACAGCTCTTTATCAATCCTTGATCAA